TATTGTAGCATTCGGACAGAAGACATTGCAAGATAAGGCTTCAGCATTAGATAGAATCAACGTAAGAAGATTACTTATCACTGTTAAGAAGTACATCGCATCTACATCTCGTTACTTAGTGTTCGAACAAAACACTTCTACAACTAGAAATAGATTCTTGAACACTGTAAACCCATACTTAGAAGCAATTCAACAAAGACAAGGTTTATACGCATTCAAAGTTGTGATGGATGAAACAAACAATACACCTGATGTTATAGATAGAAACATTATGGCTGGACAAATATTCTTACAACCGGCTAAGACCGCTGAATTCATCGTAATTGATTTCAACATCTTACCAACTGGAGCAAGTTTTTCAGCATAATACTAAAAAACAGGTAAACGAATATTTATTAATATAAATTAAAGGACAAAAAAATGGCAGAAATACTAGAGTTTGATAAGATGTTCTATACGAACTTCGAACCTAAGATGAAGAATCGTTATGTGATGGAGATTGACGGTATCCCATCATATATGGTAAAAGCGGCAGCTAGACCTTCAATTCAATTTGAGAACGTTGTGTTAGACCACATCAACATCAAAAGAAAGTTGCAAGGTAAAGGTGAGTGGCAAGATATTACTGTTACTCTTTATGACCCGATTGTACCATCTGCAGCTCAGGCTGTTATGGAGTGGGTACGTTTGGGACATGAATCAATCACTGGTAGAAGAGGATACGCTGATTTCTATAAAAAAGATATCACATTCTATATGTTAGGTCCTGTTGGTGATAAAATTGAACAATGGACTATTAAAGGTGCATTTATTCAATCCGCTAACTTTGGTGATTTAGCATTCGATTCTAACGAACCTGCTACTATTGAATTAACATTATCTTACGATTACGCAATTCTTGAATTCTAATCTAAGAAAAAACTATAAACTAAAGGGATACTCGAAAGGTATCCCTTTTTTATTTCCAAATTTTTTAAATCTATGTATTTATATATACAAACAAACGTAGTTAGTTATGAACGAAAATAAAAAATTTGATTTCCCAACGGAAATAATTGAACTTCCATCAAAAGGATTAGTCTACCCAGAGGGACACCCACTAAGAAAAGGTACTGTTGAAATTAAGTACATGACTGCAAAGGAAGAAGATATTCTTGCTTCGCAAAATCTTATTAAAAAAGGTATAGTTTTGGATAAATTATTTGAATCCGTAGTTGTTGAAACCGGTGTAAATCCAAATGATATTATTTTGGGTGATAAAAATGCTATTCTTTTAGCAACAAGAGTTTTAGGTTATGGACCAGACTATGAAGTAGAAATAACAGACCCATTCAGTTTAGAAAAACAAAAAGTTGTAATTGACCTTTCTAAGATTCAAACAAAAGATGTTGATGATTCGTTATTAAATGAGAAAAATAGATATAAATTTAAACTTCCAAATTCTAAAAAAGAAATTGAGTTTAAATTATTAACTCATGGTGATGATATTGAAATAACTAGAGAACAACAAGCATTAGAAAGATTAAATAAAAACGTACAAACAAGTTCAGATGTAACAACCCGATTCCGTTATATGATTACATCGGTTGATGGTAAGGAGGATAGAGGTTATATCAACAAATGGATTTTAAATGAATTTTTAGCATTAGATACTAAAGCATTCAGAAAGTATGTAAAACAAATTACTCCTGATATGGATTTAACATTCGTATTCACTTCAGAGTTAACTGGCGAAACGGAGGCGCTGGATATCCCATTCGGGATTAACTTTTTTTACCCTTCCAACTGATTATAAAGTCCAACTTCATACACAAATTTGGGAGTTGGTTTATTTTGGAAATGGGGGATTCAATTGGGCAGATGTTTATAATATGCCAATCCACCTACGAAAATTCTATTTTAACAAATTGATAGAATTTAAGAAAAAGGAAGCAGAAGAGGTTAAAAAGGCTCAAAGTAAATCAAAAGTACCTAAAGTGAGGATGCGTTAATCCTCACTTTTTTATTTGCGAATATTTATAGAATATAAACTAAGAATATCATGTCCAATAAAAATAAACAAATTAATGAAGGTCTATTCGATGCGGCTGATAAATTCGTTGCTGCATTTTTTAAGGGATTGGAGAGAAATACTGCAAATCAAATAATTAAAAAAGCAGAAACTGCTAAATTACCACCTGAAGCAATTAAATTAATGAAAGATATTGAAGATAGAGGTGAGGAATTAAAAAGAATCGTAAAATCATTACAGAAGTAAATTATAGATGGCTGATAATACCAATATAGGAATACTCGAAAAGATTAAAAAATTACGAGAGGATATAGCGGCTCTTCAAAATAAAGAAAAAGAGCTGACGGAGGCTGAGTCTGAAAATCTTACAAAGATGGAAACCAAGCTTTCAAAGCTTGTTACTATTCAAGAAAAAAGATTAAAAGCGGCTTTAGGTACTAAACAAGCAGAGTTAGATTTAAACGCAGCAATTTCGGCACAAGCTTCAGAGCTTAATTCAATTTCATCAATATATAAGGGATTAACAACATCACAAACTCAAAGTTTAAAAGTTGCACAAGCATCTTTAGTTTCAGTTCAGCAAGGATTGTTAGCTGATGAAACTAAAAAAGAAATTTTAAATAGTACTTTAACTGGTGTAACTGAATTACAAGGATTACAGCAAAAATTAGCAGAAAGTGGACCTGATGATTTAGAAGTTCAACAATCTATTCGTGATGCATATAATTCTCAGTTAAATGGAATAAAAGAAACTATTACCGCTAAACAAACGTTGGGAGAAATCACAAACGAAGAAGCTGATGCTTTGTTGCTAATGGTAAATTCTCAAGAGCAATCTTTACAAATTGCTGAAAAATATGCAACTGTATCTGCTGATACAAAAGATTATTTACAATCACAAATAGATGTATATAAAGGTATTGGTAAAACACTTAGAGGTGTATTAAATACTGCTAAGATATTAACATCTGGGCCTGGTGGATTTTTTGGAGGATTGGCAATTGGTGCTGGTGTATTTGCTGAAAAATTAGGCGAAACTAGAGCACAATTGGGTGGTATATCTGAAATGGGTACAACTGCTTTAGCTTTCTTTGATGATAATGCTGTTGAAAATGCAAAAGAATTAGCAAACCAATTTGGTGGAATAAATAACGTATCAGCCGAATTACAAGCTTCAACATCATTGATATCCGCAAATATGGGTATTAGTGGAACTGAAGCAGCTGGATTATTAGGTTCGTTTAGTAGATTAAATGGTAATAGTGAAGAAGCGGCTCTTAATTTAACAAAATCAACACAAGAGTTTGCAAAACAAAACGGAATAATTCCATCACAATTAATGGCTGATTTGGCAGGTTCTGCTGAAGAGTTTGCATTATTTGGAAAAGAAGGTGGTAAGAATCTTATAGAGGCTGGAGCAGCAGCTAGAAAGATGGGTGTATCACTTAGTACAATGACCGGTATTTCTGAAAACCTTTTGGATTTTGAATCATCAATTACAAAAGAATTGGAATTGGGTGCTATGTTAGGTAAGAACATTAACTTAGACAGAGCACGTTCATTAGCTTATCAAGGTGATATAGCTGGTGCAACAAAAGAAACATTAGCAGCATTGGGTGGCGTGGATGCTTTCAACAAAATGGATTATTTCCAAAAGAAAGCAACGGCTGATTTATTGGGTACAACGGTTGATGAACTTCAAAAAATGGTAACTCAGCAAGAAAACGCAAATACAATTGGTGGACAACTTAATGAGAAGTTCAGTTTAATGGGTGAAACCTTAGATGCTGGGTTAAACAAATATTTAGGTACATCATTAAAATCATTGGGTGGTATGATAATGGCCGGAGCTCAGCTTGGCGGTTCATTTGCCCAAATGGGAGTTGATGTAAAAGGTATAGCACAAGGTACGGGAGGGTTCTTAAAAAATTTAGTAAGTGCGCCATTTAAAAAGATTGGTAGTTTATTTGGTGGTGGTGCAGCAGCTGGAGCTGGTGCATTGGGTGATAATAAAGTAAAAGTTCCCGATGGACCGGATGTAGGTAAAAAAGGTGGATTGATGGATTCTATGTCCAAAATTAAAATGAGTGAAGTTCTCAAAGGTGCGGCAGCAATGTTAGTTGTAGCAGCAGCTGTATTTGTATTTGGAAAAGCAGTTCAAGAATTTATGAAAGTAAGTTGGGAAGCTGTTGGTATGGCTGTGGTATCTATGTTGGCATTGGTTGGTGCAGTTGCTTTATTAGGAGCAATTATGACAAGTGGTGTTGGTGCAGTAGCAATATTAGCTGGAGCAGCGGCAATGTTAGTAATAGCAGCATCTGTATTGGTATTAGGATACGCTCTTCAGGCAATTGGAACTGGTTTTCAAATGATGAGTGCTGGTATAGGAACATTAGTTCCAAATTTAACAATGGTCGGTGAAGCAATAATGGGTATGGTAACATTTATACCAGCAATAGCAGCATTATCATTAGCATTGATGGGATTATCGGCATCATTGATAGCAGTTGGTGCTGCTGGTGTAATAGCATTACCTGGTTTATTAGCAGTAGCAGCAGTTGGTGCAATTGCAACTGGAGTTGGTTCATTATTAGGAGTTGGTGGTGAAGAAGCGGGTGGTGAGGGTGCTAAAATGGATGAATTAATAACTGAAATTAAAGCACTAAGAGAAGATTTAAATGCTGGTAAAATAGCTGTTTATATGGATGGTAGTAAAGTTACATCTGGAATTACCAAAGTTGTTAGTAAAGTATCTAGCAACTCATATGGAGGTTAATAAGTAACAATGGGAAAAACAATAGAAGAATTATTTAGAACCAAAGTCTTAGACAACGGACAAACCGCTGAAGCTAAGTATGAAATTAGAAATAGTAAGGATATAAGAATTACTACTTCTAATGGAATTCTTAATGCTACAACTTTCCCATTAGTTCAAAAATTAAGAAATAGTAGTACATTAACTGCAAGATTAAGTGAAAAATTTTTAGAGGAAGAAGCAGTTGGTTTAAGAACAATCAGAGGGTTATCATCTCCCGTAATTTATGGTACTGATATAATCAGATTAAAAACCAGAACTACAAACATAAAAACTGTAATGGCAGATGCTGCTGCAGGTGGTGAAGGTGATAATGGAATAATAGGAAATGCTATAAACAAAGTTAAAGATAAGGCACTTCAAATTACATCTAAACTAGGTATTGCTTTTCCTGAAACAATGATTCCAACTAAAATATCTCAAAACGATAAATTTAAAGTTGGAAAAGAACCCGATACTATGATTACTCTTGCCGAAATTAAGAAAGATGCGGCTGGTAATTTAGTTGGAAAACTTTTAAAAGATAGTATCAAAGGAACTCCAAAACAAATAGCAAATGCAGCTATTGGTAATAGTATTCAGTTAGTAAAAGATTCGGTAAGAAAAAAATTATTTGGTAGTAGAAAGACTGGTGGTCAGAATTTAGCAGAACAAAATGTAGGCGAACCAACTTTATATTATAGTACATTAAAGTATAGTTCTACAATAGATGCTTCAGCTGATGATGTAGCTGGTAGAAATGATTTATCCTCTGTATTAAAAAGTAGACAGGATATTGATAAAAAATTAGAAAAAAGTGGTGATACTGCTGCTAAAATTCAAGGAGGGCTATCAAACCCACCATCTGCCGATAAAATAACTCCACCACTTAGTGTAAATTCATTTGCTTCAACAAAAGATAAATTAAAATCAGTTGGTAAATCTTCAAAAGAAAAATTAAGTGGCGGTAGAAAGGAAGGGCAGCAAAAATTAGCAGGAAAAGGTGAAGAGGTTGTAAACAATCCAAATGTAAACACATTTGATTCTGAAATGACGTATCCAGATACTGTTGATAGAGCAGCAACTGATATTTCATTAAGAAATGACCTTTCAACTAAATTAGCAGCTTTACAAGAGGCTATAAATAGTTCTGAAGGGGGTATAGCTTCAGGTGGACCTGATAGAAATGAAATCAAATTATATTCAACATTAAAAGATGAGAAAAAAACTTCTTTGTTGGTACAAAGAGGTCTTACTAACGTTGGGGATGCTATAAACCAAAAAATGCCATATGATGGTGAAAGTTTAACGTTGGGTGATAGAACTTTGGATGATTATGATTTTATACCATTAAAATTCTATTCAGTAACTTCTAAAAAGACTGTACAATTTAGAGCAACTATTAGTGGATTGAGTGAAACAATATCTCCAACTTGGGATAGTGCAAAATTCTTAGGTTCTCCATTTAATCATTATACATATGGTGGTGTAGAAAGAAGTGTTCAGTTTAATTTCAAAGTTTATTCTATGAATGTTGCTGAACATATTATTGCTTGGGAAAAACTTAATTTTTTAACCGGATTAACATATCCTATTGTATATAGTGATACAAGTACATATTTTAAACCACCATTTATTAAATTTACTTTGGGTAATCTTTATAAAGGTAAAGAGTGTTTTATTGAATCGTTATCATATACAATAGATGATAATACACCTTGGGAAGTTGGTTCGGTGGGATTGCCAGAAGGTGCAAAAGTTAGAATAGATGGCAAGCAAGCTAAAGTTAGTGATTATAAATTACCAACAATAGTTGATGTTGCAATTACTCTTAAATTTATTGAATCAAGAGCTAATACGGTAGCAAAATATGGATTTATTCCTGTAAATTTAGTTACAACTCCACCACAAAGTGAAAATAGTTTAGGAGCTGAGGTAGCTACAATAGATAGGGGTTCAGTACCATCTAATTCACCATTAAGTGTTAGAGAAGAAGATAACAGACAAATACAAAGAGGATTACCGGTAACACAACCAACGATTAATAGAAGAGTTGAACCGGAAAAAACTCCAAATGTGATAGAAGAGGAAATACAAGTTCCAACTCAAAATGAAAGCTATGAAAGTAGAGAAGAAGTAATTACTGAAGATTATTTTAAACAATTAGAAGCTTTAGGAATAACTAATTAAATTAGAAATAATTATTAATATGAGTAGATACTTAAATAACAAAACTAAAAAATCAATTGATGGAAAAACTGTCTATACCCCAAAGGTATATCCAAATATTCCGTTGAGAGATGATGATGTTTATGTAGCTACTGAAACAGGAGACCGTTTAGATACATTGGCTTATGAATATTATGATGATTCATCTCTTTGGTGGATTATAGCAGCAGCCAATAATATACATAATGCCCCATTGGGTTTAAAAGATGGTACAATTTTAAGAATACCATTAAATTATATTGAGATAGAAAACAACCAAACTAAATAATTGTTATGTCATCATTTCCTAATTTTTCGAACATATCAGACTATGTTCAGACTACTTTAAATTCAAGAAAAAAAGACCAGTTAAGTATAAGTGGATTAACTGCATGGGTTAGAGTTGCTTCTGGTGTTGGTAATGGATGTGTATTATTATCGAATCCAAATTTTAGTATTTTTAAAGCAGCCGGTGATAAAACATTACCAAGTATATACGGAAACTCAGCAAATTCTGGAGTTATTGGTGTAACATGGGATGGTACTGCAATATATGCATCTGGAGAAGCTCAACCATTAAAACCAAAACCAAACATTACATCAATTGAAATAGATGAAGGTAGTGGTAATATTTCTCGTAAAGCAAGCTTTTCAATAAAAGTATATACTGAAGCTCAATTAAATGAAATAACAAAATATTTTTTAGAACCTGGTTTTACAATTTACATAGAATGGGGTTGGAATCAAAAAGCAGCATTAGCAACATATCAATCAACTCTTTCTGAAAGTTATATAACCGATACTCAAAACTTTGCAAAAATAAATGAGAGAAGAAGTAAGAGTGGTGGATTATATGATTGCTATTTAGGATTTATAACTGGTGGTAGTATTGGTATGGATGGTGATGGTTGGGTTGTAAACATAAGTTGTACCGGCTTCACAGAATTACCAGCATACTTTATGGCAGCTGATAATATTGAAAAAAAGGGAGAAAAGATTGAAACTGCTGCAAAAAAATATCCAACTTATAAAGTTTTAAGTGAGCAAGATTTGGGTAAGAAAAGGTTTATGCAGATGTATAACAAATTATCAAGTAATCGTCAAACTCAATTGGTAAAAGATTTAATAAGTAACGTTGATTCAAGAAAGATTCCAATGGCAAGTCCTGTTAATTTTATTAATTTTGATGAGGCAGTTAAAAACGCTATTAATAATAAAACTGATGGTGCATTTTTTGGATTAATTCAAAATGATTCACAAGTAAGTGAAGGTGGTAAGTCTGTAAGTTTTCCAACCGGTACTAAAATTATTGGAGATGATGCTTTTATAAGATTTGGGGCACTAATTAAAATAATGAATAGTATTGGTATAGATGGTTATAAAATAGGAAATGAATTTGTTACAATGACAATTGATAGTTCTACAACAATCATATCAGCATTTCCAGAAATATTTAGTGCAGATAAATCAAAACTTTTTATACCAAATAAAAATACGCCAAAATTTGATTTGGAGCAGGCGGCAACTAATGCAGAACCACAAAACACATATAGTGGAACATTTCCAAACAACGTAAAATATGGTGAAATTGATATTCAATTTCCAAGTCCAAATGCGGTATCTAATGGTACAGCCGATGGTATAAAAATTGATTTTACAAATACAACTATAAAAGGTAGTACTATACCTGCAGAGAAATGGGGTTGGTTAGATGACCTTTATGTAAATTTTGATTTTGCAAAAGGTATTTTAGAAACTAAAAACTTTGTTATTAAAGATGCCTTATATCAAATACTAAATGGATTATCATCTGCCGCTGGTGGATTGTGGGATTTTCAAATAATTCAAGTACCAGCACCATCAGCTGAAGTAACTGCAAATAATAGTGCTACAAAAGTTGGTGTTTCAAATTACATGCTAAAGATAGTTGATTTAAATTTAGTATCTAATACAACGTTTGATAATATCGCAACTTTTGATGTGTATGGATTAAATAGTATATTTACCGAAGCATCATTTGATATGGATATTAGTGGTGAGCAAATGAATAGGATTATTGGAAGTAGATTAGGTGGTGATGTAAACTCATCAAGACCATCGTATGAAGGTAAACTATTCGCAACAGGTCTTACTGATAAGATTTTAAAAGATATTCAACTTCAAAGTAAAGAACCATCTTCAGATGAAGATGCTGGTGGTGAAGTTAAAAGTGAAGATGATGAAGTTCAAAAGAATTTAGAATTGTTTTTACAAAAAGTTGGTATTTTTCCAAAAATAAATTTAGAGGGAACAAGTGATTTTAGTTTAGCATTGGAAGAATTAATTTATATTGGATGTTTAAATGATTTGATGGTATTTGATGCAAAAAAAGTAGGAAATGATACTACCACAGATGCAGCTGCAGTTTCTGTATTGTTACCAATTAAATTTACATTTACGGTACATGGTGTAAGTGGAATTAAAAGAGGTGATAAATTTAAAGTAAGAGGTATTCCAAGAAAATACGCAGACAATGGATTTTTCCAAGTATTATCTGTAAAGCATACAATTGATGATATGACTTGGAAAACTCAAATAGAAGGTGGTTTTAGACAGCAACAACAAAAGAAAGCGTAATATGGATTTAGAAAGATATAATAATATATTAGTAAGTAAAAGAGAATTTACACAAATCAAAATTACTCCTAGCGTACCAACCCCAAACGATAATGATTATAAAAGGGGTTATATAGTTAGATATTTTGTACAAAAGGTAAATGATACAACTTCTCCTGTTTATGAGGTTAGTTCAAAATCACATAGTTCTTTTGTAAACAATTCTTTTTATAGTGTTGTATCTTTAGATTGGAGATTAACCGGAAGTGTTGAGCAAATAAAAGAATCTAACTCAAACTCGGTAAAATTGGCTTCCGAAAGAATGAAAGCTATTTTGTTGTATCTTCCAAATTATTTGCAGTTTGCAAAGATTGGATAATTTCTTCTTTATACCTTTCGTATATACCACCATACTTATCCCAACAATTTCCATTAGTAAGTAATTCTTGTCCTGATTTTATAAGCATTTCTGCAATCTTTGGTAACTTACAATTACACTCGTCATTATTTATAAAATATTTAGCTCCCCATAAATGGTAATAACTTTCGTTAATCATTTCTTGAATAGACTTTCTATCTTCTTCTGCTGAAAATCTATTAAAAAAAGCTGAATTGAATATTATTGGTAAAACTTGTCCTGAACGAAATATAGTATCAGTAGACATGTATTTTTCAACCAAAGCTCCTAACATAGCTTGTTCGGCAAATATAACTGCTGCAGATGGGGCTATGTAAGAAGTAAGAATTCCATTTACAATAACATTATCTTTTAATAATTCTTCTGCTATGTTTATAAACTCACCTTTATTATCTAATACAAAATTAAAATACCTTTGTGTGAATTCTTTTTTAAAAATTTCATTATTAAAATATAAAACGGCAGCATTAATTGGTGTAGAAATTCTAAAATAATACAACATATCGGATTCCCATTTAAATCCATTTGGGGTTGATATTTCATATGGTCTTGGATATACATTAGAAGTTTCTCTATGTAAATAACCAAAATCAAAATGTTCAAATTCTTTTAATGGTCTACTATAAATTAAATCAGTATCTATAATAGCAAATGGTGTTGGTAATTTAGAAATAGCCCATATTTTGGGTGATGACCAAAATGCATCAGAAATTCTATCATATGGGTAATCATCAAATATATCCGTTATAACATCATCGTAGATATCTACCAATTCTAATGATTTAAAAATCTCAAATGATTTTTTATCTGTAAGTAAAATTATTGGTATTTTTGGATTTATCATTTTGTGTTTAATAACAGCATATAGTTGAACTAAACATTCGTATGGAGAAATTTTAGTACTAATGATAAAAGAGTGGTAACATTTCATAATAACTCGTTATATACTTATATATATTAAGATGAATAAAAAGGTGAATTGATATTTATTAAAAAGTAATTTAAAATAGTATGGCAATAGCTGCGGCAGGAGAAATATCATTTGGTACGATTAACCAAGAATTGGGAAGAAGTTTTACTGCGCTTATTGGTATTGATGAAGCGGAAAACGGAGTATATGCAACTATTAATACAAATAGCGCATTCAGACCGGACGCAGCCAATCCAGCTTCCATATCAGAGTGGTATAGATATAATCATACGGCTGGACCATCGGTACAATGTACTTTTAGTCCATCTAACACTATAACACCAACCAGTAACAATTTAAATGGTTCATTGGTTATAACCGGTGTGCCTGGTAGTTTAGTTTTGAATGTATTTGGTGGTGCTTGTGCAAGGTGTTCAACCGAAGCATATTTCCAAATTAGTGGAACTATTGTATTGGATGCATATGCAGGACCATATCAAAGTGTAACTTCATATAGCCATATGCAGGGTGTTGGTACGTTTACTACTTTCCATTTTGCAGTCTTTGGTGGTTCGTCTGGTAATATTTCTACTGTCAATTGTTTCCAATAAAAAATTTGGAAATCTCAATTTTTTTCTATATATTTGTAGAGTTCTTTAAAATATGGGGATGACTGGAATTGATTGACAGGGTAAATCATTGCGATGATGCAAGCAGGGTTAGATGGAAATCCTTAAATACCTATCAAACAACAAACGCAGTTGAATTATCAACTATGACCTGGGAAGACGCAATGGCTTTCGTAGGTGCTGATTACGCTATAGCAGCCTAATCACCCTCCGCACTCATCGTGGGGCTTTAAAAAGAATGAGAAAACGGAGTACTGCTCGCTGACTCCTTAAATAAGAGTGGGGAACATTGATAATAATGAAATGTATAAAAACTTATTTATTTTGTCCATTTAGAAAAACGGACTAAGCTTGTGAATGAGTTCTTTAGTTTAACTGAACAAGACGCGGGTTCGAATCCCGCCATCTCCACCAAATTTAAAAATGAAAGTTACAGTAGTAGTCAGAACATATAATCGCCAAAAGTTTTTAGAAGAAGCTTTGGTATCAATAGAATTACAAACCCACAATAATTGGGAAGTTATTCTATTTGATGATGGTGCGGATAATAATAATTTTGAAATTTATAAAAAATTCAAATTAAGAAATCCATCTAAACGAATTGTATATTTTACAACCAATACACAGCGAGAATTATTTTCAAAAAGTTGGTTAATATCACCGGATTTGGCTGAAGGTGAAATAATTGTACGATTGGATGATGATGACCTATTAGTAAGAGATTCTTTGGAATTTTTAGTTAATCTATATACTAAAAACTCTGAATTAGATTTTTCATTTGGGTCTTGTGTAAATTTTACAAAAAAAGATGGACCAACTAAATTAGTTGAAACCCGTACACCATTTGAAATTGAAAAAGTACGTTCAACTTGGGCAGCGTATATAATTCCTAATAATCATCCTTGGAAACACCCTTGGAGATTTGTAGAAGATTATTATGATGAACCACAACATTGGACATCTTTAATCCATTGTAGTAAGGCTAACATATTTTGTGTATATCACACATATGCTATGCGAACATCATCCATTAAAAAGGTAAAGGATAAAATCGAATTGAAATCTAAGTTTGCAGATGATTTAGAATTTTTAGGTAGTTTAGAATATTTGGGATTGGGATATAACTCCATAAAAAGAATACTATCTTATGTAAGGGTACATGATGAGGGGAGAGTTTCTGATGATGGCATTGAATACGATGGTACTAAAATGAGAGATGATATTTTGGAATTGAGAGATAATGTTGAATACCTAAGACCTTCTGGGTTTTTACCAAAGATTATTAATTTGGATTATGAAAAAAATCTAAATATGTCTATGGGTGTAACAAATACTATAAAATCTGAATTCCGAAGATACTATAATCAAATTAAAAATACTATAAATCCGGTTGAAAGGAAAGAACTGCCTGTAAAATTAGTTGGTACGAATATAAACTTAGATGTTTTATCATAATTTGGTAAATCCGAATATTTTTCGTATATTTGTAAAATGAAGGTTGTTGAATCTATTAGTGAATATAACGAATTAACGAGCATATTGGAAACTGAAGCATCTCTTTGGTATCCTATGTGGGTAGATAATGATAAGCACCCGCAAAACACTTCTCTTTCGTTCATATTCATACGAACCCTAACCGATAGGTATATTGTACCACATCAACATACAGACGCTCTATCACTCTCTAATTTACCAACAACCAATACAACACTTAGTAGCTCCTTTATTACACAAAGGTTATAAAGAGGATATCATTCAATCCATTCCCATTCTTAAATTGTGTGAAGCAATAGAACCGCAATTGGTAAAACATATCAATGAAAAAAGTAAAACTTATAATTGGTATAATGATATCTTCATACCACTCCTTTCAGAAATCGAACAATTTGGAATTCGGGTCGATAGGGAAAAATTTATTGATAGATGGCCACAAGCCCTAAAACATCTAACTTCCGATAATTTGATTTATACGGAGTACAATCCATTTACGGTAACCGGTAGACCATCCAATAGACATGGTGGTATCAACTTCGCAGCTTTAAACAAATCGGATGGGACTAGAGATGTATTTGTATCCGATGGGATATTCCTACAAATGGACTATGATGCATATCACCCACGTCTTATTGGTAAAATGATAGGATTCACCCTACCACAAACATCGGTTCACCAATGGTTAGCGGAGCAATATGGGTGTGATGTAGGTGAAGGTAAGGGTATTACATTCCGACTTCTATATGGTGGTATTGATAAGGAGTTTCACCAAATACCATACTTTAAAGCCGTAGATGAGTGGATTCAAAAGGTGTGGGAAGAAACATCAAAAAACGGATATCTCCAAACCCGATACCGCCACATTCCACTTAAATGGATTGAAGAACCAAATCCACAAAAGGTGTTCAATTATCTTTTACAAGCGCTGGAAACGGAGATGAACGTTGATAAGATGGTAGGTATAATGAACTATATTAAGGGTACTGGTATTAAAATGAGGTTGTACACATATGATTCATTTCTATTTGATTATCCTGCTGATAGTGATACACAATCCGCAAAATCCCTAAAAAGTATCATTGAAGATGGTGGGTTTCCAATCAAAGCCAGTTGGGGAATTGATTACGGAAAAGTGTAAGGTTTATATTTATAGTATATACAAAAATATGCTATAATGAAAAGATTCCTATACATTCTCCCTTTCCTAATTATTGGACTATTTGGAGCAGCTCAACAAAGTGATGTTGTAAGAGTGAAAAATGAAGTTTTTGAGGTAATGTACTCTCAATCTTTAGAACAACCCCTTTATATAAAGTATCGTTCTACAAACAGACCTACAAATGTTAATAGAGGTCATATGAATTTTTATACTGAAAAAAGTATTAAAACTTCGGATGATATGGATTACAAAGGAAACATATATGATAAAGGACATGGTGCACCGGCTGCAACATTTTCTGATAATGAAACAAATTTAAAACAAACGTTTTCTTATTTAAATTCAATAATGCAAGACCAATACCTTAATAGAGGTGAGTGGAGATTATTGGAAGAGCAAGAAAGAAAATGGGATGATAAGGAATCATTGACAGTAATTATTAATTTAAACTTTGATAATCCAGCTAAAAGAGTTCCTACAAATGCAGCAATTCCTTCAAAATTACACAAACATATCCACTTTGAAAAATCAAACGTATGGAAATGTTATTCATTCCCAAATGCAAGACCTGATAAAGGTTGGGAATCTTACGAAGTAAAATGTAACCAAAAGGAACATAAATTTTAATAAAGTATGACGGTAGAGAACATAATAAATGAAATCCTTATAGAATGGGCTTATAGAGTTGATAATGGAACACCTAGCCCAAAAAACGATGAACATATTTCGGTTTTATCTGAAGTATTAAGCGAAATGGGTTTATCTGCGATTAAGGATGAATTATTACAAAACCTTAGAGAAGAAGAAACTAAATACAAAAATCCAGCACTAAATAAAATTGTTAAATACAAAAGTAAAGATGGTGAGGATAAAGAAGGTGTAGTTGGAAATCTTTTAAGATTGAAAAGAGGAACACCTGGTAGAGAAGCAGCTGAAAAAACCTTACCACCTGAAGGAACTCCGGAAAGAGATAGTATGGATAATGAGTTAGGTTCTCAGAAAAAAGGTACAACTCAAGCTCAAAAACCTTCAGCTGAAAAACCAGCAGCAGATGCTGATACAAAAGCAGCACAATCTAAGATGTTTACTGATGACCCTGCTGCAAAAGCATCGGTTGAAAAGGAAAAAGATACAATGGATAAGATAGCTAAAGCAGATGCTGAAGCTGATTCTGAAAATTCATTTGTAAATAAATTAAAAAACAAATTAAAGAGTTGGGGTAGTGAGGAGAAAAAATTCTTCCAAAATGGTGAACATAAGCCAGGTTCTGAAACCCGTAGAACATTAGGTGAAGCTATTAAAGATAAAGCAAAGGGTGCTATCAAAGCAATAAAGCAAGGAGCTGCACACGAAGTTCACGAATTTAAAGAAGCTGGTAAAGGTGTTCAAAAATTCTTCAAAGGAGAACCATTAGATGACCACGAAAAGAAAGCCCTAAAATCAGTTGGTATAAAGATAGCAACAACCGCAGTATTTGGTGCTGCTATGGGTGGATTATCACATGGAGCCGCTTACTTTGCTAAACACGTTGCCGTAGAATTTATACCACACGTTGTTGGTGAAACACTTTTAAAAGGAGTTGGTAGAGCAGCAATATTTGCCGATGCAGATGGTGAAGCGGAAACTGAAGCAAATATGATAAAGTTTGCTGAAATGATTGCAGATGGTATTGAAAATATGGAGATGTCTCCTGAAGATTTAGAAAAAATTGTAGATGGTTGGAATACTCATAAAGCTGGGATTGTTTATGAATCAATTGAAGAAGCTGATGGGAAACAATTTGTAAATCCAGTTTTAAATAAAGTTATAAAATATAAAAACGCCAAAGGTGAAGATGCTGAAGGTTTAATTGGAAATTTATTAAGATTACCAAAAGAACACCCTGGTAGACAGGCGGCAGAAAGACAATTACCACCGGAGGGAAGTCAAGAAAGAGACCAATTAAATAAAGATTTGGGTTCGGAAAAAGATGGTAAAGAACAACCATCTGCGGAAACGCAACCACAAGCTCAACAACCTGAGCCGCAGCAGACTAAGAGTATGTATTCTGATGACCCTGCTATGAAGGCTATGTTGGATAAGGAAAAGGAAGTGATGGCTAAATTAGCAAAAGTTGATGAACCAACAACTCCTACCAAAACAACCGAACCAACTGATAAGAGTGGATTCCAACCAATAGATGCGGCAGATGTACAATCTGAAATACCACAAGCTGATACAGACGCTTTTAGTGGTTTTTCAACAATTGATACAATTTCATCTGAACAAATGAAATCAATATCAATGAAAATTGATGATTTGGCTAGAATGGCTGATGAGGCTAAAGCTAAAGGTTTAAACGCACCTAATTTTAATTTGTGTAAAATAACTGTACCTGGTACAAATTTATATTGTGATAATAATTTAGGTATCCCAAGAGAAGAGATGCCACAATTCAAAGGTAAACCTCAAGCCGGCTCTAAAGCAGAAAGTATGCCAAAGGATGCTAGTGGTGAAGTTGATACCGAACCGGTGTTTAGAGAAATGTTGGCAAAGAAAGGTATAAAAGTAGTTGATACTGAAGTACCATCAGATGCTCTTAAAGCAACTCAATCGGAATTGGTTGGTGCTAAAGTAGCTGGTATGACCAAAGCATTGGAAAAAGACCCAGAACATCCAAAAATTACTGCTCCAATTTATGTAAGTAGAGATGGATATGTAATAGATGGACATCATCGTTGGGCAGCAATGACATCTAAAGCAATTAAAGATGGTACTCCAACAAATATGAAAGTTAGAGTCATTGATATGGATGCTAAAGATATTATACCAATGGCAAATAAATTTGCTGAAGAAATTGGAGTAGCAGCTAAGAAAGCAGATGCTAACGCTGAAGCACCTACATTACCAAAAGATTTACAACCAAAAGTAACCGATGATAAAAAAGGTGAAACCGCACAAACTGCAAGTGGTAAAAGATTATATAGTTTAGGTGGAGGATATTATTCAGATAAGCCGGGTGGTGAGGCAAAATATATTAGAACCGAATCAGTATTAGAAAAAGCATTAGTTCAAGAAGATGTTCAATCATTATTCCTATTGTTTGAAGAAACTTTAAGTGGTGTAACTGGTAAGGGTGAACGAATCACAGTAAAAGTTCTTCCACAAAAAGCAGTTAAAACTGCAACTGCTCAAGCTAAAAAAGTAGCTGGGGCTGGAAAGGAAGAAATAAGTAAAAAGTTTAGTAACCAAACTATAAAGAAGGAAGTAGAAAAATTAAATACTATGGATTCTTTGGTTGTTAGTTCTGATAAAGAAACCAAAACCAGAGTAAACATTCTAAAAAAGAATTGGTTAAAATACCTAAATGCTGATACTAAAGAGAAAAAAATAGAAGCCCTTAAAGAAATGGCTGAATATAATTTGATTGAAGGGCATGCTGGTGGTAAAAAGATATATCTTTCGGCAAATACAACATTACCATATAAACACTTAACTGGTGGGGCTGGTACAACTGTAACCGAAGAAATGAATCAGTTAATTATAGATGCTGGTATTGATGTACCATTGAGAGGTGGTGCAAAGGATAGGGCTTTGGCTGATATGAGTGGAAAGCATAATGAAGCTGGTGTTGTATCTTACATATTCTCATCAAAAGAAAACAAAGATGCTTATGCAGCTACTCAAAAAAGTTTTAAAGAATTAGGTGGAGATGAACCTAAGTTTGATAAAATCAATAAAAAAGCAGCTGAAAGTATTAAAGAATTATTACCAAAAGGTTCTAAAATAACTGGGGCTCAGCAAGTTGGTGGTGTTGGTAAAACAGCCTTAATGAAATTGGGTATTGACCCTAAAGTAGACCCAACTGATTTGGTGGTACATTATACTAACCCAAGTGGTAAGCAGGATATTATGAAAGTATCTGCTAAAACATATTCTGACCCTAAAAATATAACAATGAAAAATTCCGGCGTTACAAATGCTGGTGAAGTTTATTTAGGGAGTATTGGAAAGTCCGTAGATGACCAAGTTTCTCTTTGGAGAAAGAAATATGCTTGGAATGATTCAATGACAGAAGAACAAAAAGCAGAAAAAAAGAAAAACCTAAAACAGGAATACCTTTCAGCTTTTAGTAAAAAAATGGTAGAATTAAGTAAAACCGAACAAGGACAAAAACAACTTACCAAAATGTGGAAAGATGTTCATGGTTGTGGTAAGAATGTATATACTCAAATTATTAACAAAAATACTGGAGAGGTTGAAGTAAAATCACCTGATTATTATTGTAATCCAAAACCACCGTATGAAATTAAATATGATGGTGTTAAATTGGTTATCAATATGGGAGGACAAGATAATACGTTTATTCAAATCGATATGAAAACGGAAGATAAGGGTTCGCCAAAATTACTATTTAGACACAGAACCAAATAAATTAGTAGTAAAAACTCCTTTCTATTAATTTTTAATATTTATAATCAAAAATAGAGGAGATTGATGAAAACCCAGTTATTATGTACTTTTACAACAAAGTCAGAACTTCAGAATACTCTTCAACAAATTAGAGAAATTTACCACATTGTATATAACTATATTTATGTGTTGCAAAATAAATCTAATTTAGAAGAACTATTCATAACATACAATATTGATACGGCTTTTCAGCCGGAAACTCCATTGGAGAATACCATTCTAATTCATAGAAAAAAGGAATCTAATACCTTATACACTATTAATGCTCTTAACGAATTGGTTAAAGAAGAAAATGGTGGAGTTTTAGACACATCTTTTGTGCTAAATTGGCAAAAATTTAAAAACTGTATTATCCTTACTAACGCTGAGGGTACTAAAAAAATTCAAACTAGAATTTTTGAAGTAATATCATTTGGTGAGGAACAATAATTTTATGGTTATACGTTTTTAATAAAGTTATACAATTCGGATTAATTAAAAATAAAAATCATGCTACTAAAAAGAGGTGACAACAACGAAAACGTTAGATTGATGCAAGAAAAATTGGGTATCAGTCCAGCCGTTACTACTTTCGGACCTAAAACCGAAGAAGCTGTTAAGGCTTTTCAAACAAAAAATGGATTAACACCAGATGGTATTGTAGGTGACAGTACTTGGGCTAAGATTATGGGAAGTTCAGTACCGGCTCCAGCACCTGTTGTAATACAACCTGTTGGTGGATTAAAATTGGACAAGTTAAAAGGACATGTTCCTGATGCGGTAATTGCTATGATTCCAGACACCGCTGCTAAATTTGAAATTAATACTCCATTGAGATTAGCACATTTCTTAGCACAATGCGGACATGAGAGTGGTGGATTCAGAGCAACTCAAGAAAATTTAAATTATTCTGCAAAAGGTTTGATGGGTATTTTCAAAAAGTATTTCCCAAGCGAATCTTTAGCTAAACAATATGAAAGAAAACCTGAAATGATTGCAAGTAGAGTTTATGCGGATAGAATGGGTAATGGAAATGAAGCATCTAAGGAAGGCTACAAATTCAGAGGCCGTGGATATATCCAATTAACAGGTAAACAAAACTATACCGCATTTGGTAAAGCAATTGGTGAAGATATGACAGTTAACCCTGATAAAGTAGCATCTCATTACGCTTTACTTTCAGCAGCTTGGTTCTTCTCTAAAAACGGATTACATAAGATGGCAGATGGTGGAGCATCAGATGCTGTGGTTACTTCAATTACTAAAAGAGTAAATGGTGGTACAATTGGTTTAGCTGATAGAATTAAACACTTTAAAGAGTACTATCACTTACTTGCGTAATAAGAAATTATAATGGCAAAGTACACAAAAGAACAAATTGAAAAAGCAGTAAAAGCAAAAGGATATGCTTGGTTTGATGATACTTCAAACAAAGGATATGACTTAAACATTATTGGTGTTAGAAATTCTTCAACTGGTAAAGCAGTAACTAACGCATTTGATGATGTTATTACTTTATCTTACAAAGAAAACGGAAATTGGGTTTACAAAGAGTGGATGAACACAACAGACCCTGGAACAAAAGGTGTGAAGGAATATCACAACGCAGCTGGTGTAGCAAGATTAGTTCCGGGTCAATATAGAGGTTCACACACCATAGGTCTACATCAGGGTAAGTACGAAGCACTAAAACAACAAAAACCTGTTAAAGTGTATCGTGATGCAAATAAAGATATGACTTATGATGAAAGTAAAATTCAAGAAGGAATATTTGGAATTAACATTCATAAAGCTGGTAAAGATTCTACATATGTAGAGAATTGGTCAGAAGGTTGTCAGGTTTTTAAAAGAGAAGCTGACTTCAATGAATTTATGACTATTTGCAAAAAGGCAGCTACTGTTTGGGGAGCATCGTTTACATATACTTTGATTGAATCGAAGGATATTGTATAATGAGGACTAAGCGTGATTCTATTTTAGAACACATAGTAGTACCTTTGGTAATTGTTATGATAATTTTAGCATTTGCTTATATAGCAGGACATGTGAAAATATCATACTCAACTAAAAAGATAGAACGTTATGAAGCGTACAATTGGTAATCTGATTAATAAATTCAAAATCGCTTTCTTTGAAACGATAAGAATGTGGTAAGGAAGGGAGAGAAATCTCCCTTTTTTATTTGGTAGTATCAGATATTTTTCGTATATTTGATGAAATCTATCCAAAAAATGTATGGATGAAAATATTTGAAAAAAGATTTGGAAAGCTCAAATTTTATTCGTATATTTGTAATCTGATTATATTTATATATGATAGGGGTGTAGGAAAGACACCATAATAAAACCATAAAACTTAAACAAATTAAACTTTAAAACGTAAACAAAATGGCTATTAATTTAGATGCAATCAAGAGCAGACTTAACAAACTGCAAAACACCCAAAGAAAAACTGTAGAACTTTGGAAACCAGCACCGGGAAAACATCAAATCAGATTAGTTCCCTACAAGTTCAACAAAGAGAATCCTTTTATTGAACTTTTCTTTCACTACAACATTAACAACAAAACTTACTTATCTCCAATGAGTTTTGGTAGACCTGACCCAATCGTTGAGTTTGCCGATAAACTTAAAAGAATGGGTGATAAGGAAGATTGGAAAGCAGCAAAACGTATGGAGCCGAAACTTCGCACATTCGTACCAGTATTGGTAAGAGGTGAAGAAGGTGAAGGTGTACGTTTCTGGGGCTTTGGAAAAACTGTATATCAAGAAATTCTTGGTTATATGGCTGACCCAGACTATGGTGATATCACCGACCAAAATGATGGTAGAGATATCGTTGTAGAAGTTGTATCTGCAGAAGATAGTGGTACATCATATCCTGTAACAACTATCCGTGTGAAACCAAAAGAAACTCCACTTGCTGAAAACAAAGAAGATGTGGAGAAATTTCTTAACTCTCAAGTAGAAATTACTGACCTTTACCAAGAACTTACTTACGCTGAATTAAAGAGTGTATTGGAAGGCTGGCTAAACCCATCAGCACAATCAGACGATGAAAAATCAGTATCAACTGAAACTCTTTCATCAACTGCATCCGATGATGATGATGAGGCACCTTTTGACACAACTCCAGCTCCAAAAGCTGAAGCTAAGAAAGAAGAAGCAAAGAAATTAGATGATGTTGCTTCAGCTTTCGATGACCTTTTTAATTCATAAAATAAGTAAGAATATATGGCAAAGAAAGAACTCGATTTAGCCGAAGTATTGGCTGAATCGCTAAACAAGCAATCCAAAGAACAAAAGGTAGCATACTTTTTGGATACTGAAGATGCTCCTACAAATGTAGAAGGTTGGATATCAACCGGAGCATCGATGTTAGATGTGGCGATATCAAATCGACCATATGGTGGATTGCCTGTTGGTAGAATCACCGAAGTTACGGGTTTAGAGCAAAGTGGTAAGTCACTCCTATCAGCTCACCTTTTAGCTGAAACCCAAAAATTAGGTGGAGTAGCAGTTTTAATTGATACCGAAACCGCAGTAAGTAGAGAATTCTTAGATGCGATTGGTGTTGATGTATCAAAGCTACTTTATGTATCAGCAGATTCCGTAGAACAAATATTTGAGTTTATCGAAACTATCATTGAGAAAGTTAGATTAACATCAAAAGACAAGTATGTAACGATAGTTGTAGACTCCGTTGCAGCTGCATCTACAAAAAAGGAAATGGAAGCTGATTATGATAAAGATGGTTACGCTACCGATAAGGCAATTATCATTTCCAAAGCAATGAGAAAGATTACCAATATGATTGGTAGACAAAAAATTACTTTGGTATTTACCAATCAATTAAGACAGAAAATGAACGCAATGGCATTCTCTGACCCTTGGACTACCTCTGGTGGTAAGGCACTTGCTTTCCACGCATCGGTTCGTTTGAGATTGAAGGGAATGGGTTCTATTAAAGGTAAAGATAAAAATGGTAACGAACATATTGTTGGTATTAAAGTAAGAGCACAGGTTATTAAAAACCGAATGGGACCACCACTTCGTTCCGCTGATTTCGATATCTTCTTTGATAGAGGTATTGATAACTATGGAGCATGGTTGGGTAGTTTGAAAGATAATAACTTAATCAAACAAGCAGGTGCTTGGTACACTTACATTGATATTGAAACCGGAGAAGAGATTAAATTCCAATCAAAGGATTTTCCTGAGATTCTCCAAACTCGTGAAGATGTAAGAGACCAGATTTACAAAAGAATTTGTGAATCGCAAATACTTCAATATAAAAACAGCTCACTTGATACTGATAACTTAATTGATAGTTCAGAAGTATTAGGTGACTAAAACAAAATGTTATGAATCAGAATTTAATTAATATGTTACGCACATCCGCTGAGGCTGATAGAGCAAAAGCACTTTTAACTTTAGAACTTTTGGGAACTAAAGCAGTTGGTATTGGTGACCATTCTACAAAAGATTTCTACAATAACGCTGAAGAAGCACTTCAGATGTTAGTAGATTCAGATGATAGGTTGGAAACTATTAACAAATATTTTGCAAATCAAATCAACGGATAATGAAAGAACTCTACAAAAAATTACTTGGCGAGGTTGAGAAAGAGCACGAACTCAATCAAAATCGAACTAGAAATGGTAGAGTTCTCATCATAGATGGACTCAATACCTTCATCCGTAGTTGGACCACCAATCCCACTATGAATGAGAATGGTGACCATACGGGTGGGGTAGTTGGTTCATTAAAATCAATAGGTTTTTCTATTCGTCAATTTAATCCAACACGTGTAATTATCATCTTTGATGGTAAGGGTGGTTCTACCAAACGAAAGCAAATATTCGAAGGCTATAAAGCTGATAGAGGTAAGAATCGTTTTAGGGTTAATAGACAATACCCAGAAATGATGACTCAAGAAGATGAGCAAGTTTCTATGAAACGTCAATTCGTTTGGTTAGCAGATACTTTAGATTATCTTCCAATAACAACAATGATATACGATGGTATAGAAGCCGATGATACAATTGGTTATGTAGCAAAGCATGTCTTAAAGGAAGGTGAGGAATGTGTGATAGTATCAACTGATAAAGATTTCTTACAATTGGTAGATGATAAGACGAAAGTTTATTCGCCAACCAAAAAGAAATTTTATGATAGAGAGTTGGTAAAAGAAGAGTGGGGAATTTACCCACAAAATCTTTTACTATTCAGAACATTAGATGGTGATAATTCTGATAACATTCCTGGTGTTAAAGGATGTGGTTTAAAAACTGTACTAAAAAGATTTCCTGAAATTTCTGAAGATAGGTATGTGGAATTTGATGAATTTTTTCAATTATGTGAAGATAGAAAATCAGAATCAAAGATTTATAATGATATATTAAATCAAAAAGATTTGGTTTTACGAAACAAAGAATTGATGCAATTAGCAGACCCAAATATATCTGGTTCAGAAAAAATGAAAATTTTAGATAGGTTTAATGAACCAAACAAACCCTTTGATAAGATGGATTTCCTACGGGTTGGGATGAAATATAAAATCCTTCAAAATTGGAACGATATAAACGATTGGCTTAAATCAACATTCGGTTCTATCGTTGTAAAATAAATTTGTATAATTCGTACAAATTTCGTATCTTTGTAAACTTACAATAACTAAATGAATTCACAAGACACATTATCTAAATATGGGCAATCTTTTCAAACAAAGGTAATATCTGCGTTATTAACAGATGTTAAACTTATGGATACATTGAGTGAAATAATCCATAAGAAATTTTTTGAATCGGAAGCAAATAAATGGATAATTGGTGAAGTAAAAAGTTATTACGAAGAATATAAAAAAGCACCAACGTTAGATGTATTCAAAGTACAACTATCGAAGCTAGACAATTCATCAATTACTAAAACAATAGTAGAGCAGCTCAGAACAATATATACCCAAGTTGGAAAAGAAGATTTGGATTATGTAAAAAATGAGTTTGCATCTTTTTGTAGAAACCAAAATCTAAAAGAAGTAATTGTACAATCAGTTGATTTACTAAAAGCTGGAAACTACGATAAAATCAAAGAGCTTGTTGATAAAGCTATGAAAGTTGGAGTTGAAAGTGATTTAGGACATGATTACATTTTGGATTATATAAGTAGGGTTGATGAAATTGATAGAAGCACAGTTGCAACTGATTGGGAATGTGTTAATGAACTAATGGATGGTGGTTTAGGACCAGGCGAATTGGGAGTTGTTGTAGCACCATCTGGTGTTGGTAAGACTTGGGTTTTGGCAGCATTAGGGGCAGCAGCTGTTAAAGCTGGTAAGAGTGTTGTACACTATACATTAGAACTATCCGAACACTATGTAGGCCAAAGATATGATACCATATTTTCTGGCGTACCATCTGCTGATTTAAAAGATAATAAAGATGAGGTATTGGAAAAAATTAAAAGATTAAAAGGTAAACTTTTAATTAAATATTTTCCACCAAAAGGAGTTTCATCTAAAAAGATTGAAGCTCACTTAGAAAAGATGATAGCAGCAGGTAATAAACCTGATTTGATTATCGTTGATTACGCTGACCTTCTTCTTTCACATTCAAATAAATCAGACTCAACTTATGGTGAGCAAGGTGGTGTTTATATAGACCTAAGAGGTATGGGTGGTGAATTGGGAATACCAATTTGGACAGCATCACAAACAAATCGTTCCGCAATCGATTCTGAAGTTATTGAGGCGGATAAAATCGCAGACTCATATGCAAAAGTAATGAACGCAGATTTCATTATGAGTATTAGTAGAAAATCAAAAGATAAGTTAAATAATACTGCTAGATTCCACATTATGAAGAATCGTTTTGGACCAGATGGGATTACATTCCCAGCCAAAATGGATACTAATAAAGGAATGATAGAAGTGTTCCAAGCAAATTCTTCTGATGGTATTATAACTCAAAAACAAAGTGCTAATGGGGTTGAGATGGAAAGACAATTATTACACAAAAAATATGTGGAAAATATGCCATCAACTGGTGGTGTAAAAAAGGTTTCGTTTTAAATTAAAAAAAATACAATTATGAAAAGTCAAGAATTATTTGAACAAATGAAAGCCCTTTTTGAAACTTTCGAAAAGGAGCACAATGGAGCAACTAAAGCTGCAAAAGGCAGAGCTAGAAAAGCAATCGGTGAATTGAAAAAATTAGTAACTGATTACAAAAAAGCTTCTGTTGAAGAAAACAAGTAAAGTAGTATGGGGGGAGTTCGCTTCCCCCACTTTACTATTTGATACACAAAAAACATTAAAATAAACTTATACATATATCCTTATATAATGGCAAAAAAAACTTTTCAAAAAGTTCTGCATTTCCATTTTCTTTTGGAGAGTTGATTGTATTTATTTAAACCAAAACATCTAATAGGATTACAATATGAGCAAATTATTTACCGAAAGAATTCCCTTTAAACCATTTGAATACCCAGACTACTATAATGAAGGTTGGTTGAAACAAATGCAAGCATTTTGGTTACATACCGAAATACCAATGCAAGGTGATGTAAAGGATTGGAATGAAAATTTAACAAAAGAAGAGAAGCACTTAGTAGGTAACATCCTATTGGGTTTTGCTCAAACCGAATGTGCAGTATCGGATTATTGGACTGGTATGGTTACCAAATGGTTTCCAAAGCATGAGATTAGACAAATGGCAATGGCATTTGGTTCTCAAGAAACAATACATTCAGTAGCATATTCGTATCTTAATGAAACATTAGGATTAGATGACTTCGCAGGTTTTATGCATGATGAAGTTATGAAAGAAAGATTTGAACTACTAACTAACACAACGGCTGATTGGACTCCAAAAGATTTGGATACTAATCACAAAGCTAGAGTTGAGGTTGCTCGTTCACTTGCTATCTTTTCGGCATTTGCTGAAGGTGTAGCATTATACTCATCATTTGCAGTTCTTTATAGTTTCCAAATGAGAAACTTATTAAAAGGAATTGGACAGCAAATGAAATGGAGTGTGAGAGATGAATCCCTACATTCTAAAATGGGATGTCAATTGTTCAGACATATGTGTGATGAGTTTCCTGAATTATTAGAGGAAGCAAAAGCTGATATTTACAAAGCAGCTGAAATCATTAGAGATTTGGAACACAAATTTATTGACAAGATTTTTGAAATGGGTGATTTGGAAAATCTTAAAAAGAATGACCTAAAAGAATTCATTACAAAAAGAGTTAATGAGAAATTAGGAGAGTTAGGATACAACCCAATTAAGGGTGGTGATGATTACTTTGAATTTAACGAAAAGAAAGCATCTGAATTAGATTGGTTTTATCATCTCACAGGTGGTGTTACACATACTGATTTCTTTGCTATTAGACCTACCGATTATTCAAAAGCAAATGAAGGTGAAGATTGGTCTGATTTATTTTAATATAGAAATTTAATAGTTTATGAAGAATTATGGCGAAGAGCTAGATTGGGAAATCGGCGTTGATTTTCCTGAATGGGGTAATACGGAGATATATGTAAAAACAATTTCAAAAGGGTATTTACAGGCCGGTGAAAAACCAAAAGATGCATATTGGAGAGTTGCTACAACTGTAGCTAAGAGATTGGGTAAACCACATCTTGCTTCAAAGTTTTTTGATTACATTTGGAAAGGTTGGTTGAATTTAGCCACACCTGTATTATCAAACACTGGAACTGATAGAGGATTACCAATTTCATGCTTTGGTATTGATGTTGGTGATAGTATATTTGAAATTGGTTCTAAGAATTTAGAATTAATGTTGTTGGCAAAGCATGGTGGTGGTGTTGGTATTGGTATCAACATGATTAGACCAGCTGGTAGTAAAATTACGGGAAATGGTACATCTGATGGTGTTGTTCCTTTTGTTAAAATCTATGACTCAACTATTCTTGCTACAAATCAAGGAAGTGTTCGTAGAGGAGCAGCATCGGTTAACATTAAAATCGAACATAAAGATTTTGAAGATTGGTTAGAGATTAGAGAACCAAAAGGAGATGTTAATCGTCAATCACTTAACTTACATCAATGTGTTGTAGTTAGTGATAAATTTATGAGAAAATTAGAAGATGGTGACCCAGAAGCTCGTAGAAAGTGGGGTAAACTATTACAAAAAAGAAAAGCAACTGGTGAACCATACATTATGTATAAAGGAAATGTGAACAAAGCAAATCCTGAAATGTATAAGAAGAATGGTTTGAAAGTTCATATGACTAATATATGTTCAGAGATTGTACTACATACTGATGAACAACACTCATTCGTTTGTTGCCTAAGTTCACTAAACTTAGCAAAATACGATGAGTGGAAAGATACTGATTTAGTTTATACTGCTACATGGTTTTTAGATGGTGTATTGGAAGAATACATCCAAAGAGCTAAGAATATGAAAGGATTCGAAAACGCAGTTCGTTCAGCAGAAAGAGGTAGAGCATTGGGGCTTGGTGTATTGGGATGGCATACTTACTTACAACAAAGAGGATTACCATTTGAAGGATTACAAGCTCAATTTGAAACTCGTAAGATTTTCTCTCAAATGAAGATTGAATCTGAAAGAGCAAGTAGAGATATGGCTTCTGAATTAGGAGAACCACTATGGTGTAGAGATTTTGGAATGAGAAATACTCACCTTCGTGCTATCGCTCCAACGGTATCAAACTCAAAGTTGAGTGGTAACGTATCTGCTGGTATTGAACCTTGGGCAGCTAACGTATTTACCGAACAAACCGCTAAAGGAACATTCATTCGTAAGAATCCTGAACTTGAAAAAATCTTAAAAAAGATGAGTAAGAATACCAAAGATGTTTGGGACCAGATTTTAGCAGATGGGGGTTCTATTCAGGGATTGGATTTCTTAGATGAGTGGTGTTTTGTAGATGGTAAATTGGTTGAATGTAATGAAGTTGCTGGAGAAACAAAGCACAAATGTTATTCAATTAAAGATGTATTTAAAACATTTAAAGAAATTAATCAATTAGATTTGGTTAGACAAGCCGGTGTAAGACAACAATACATTGACCAATCGGTATCTTTAAATTTAGCATTTCCAGCAAGCGCTGAACCAAAGTGGATTAATCAAGTTACAATGGAAGCTTGGAAGCAAGGTGTGAAAACACTTTATTATATGAGAACGGAATCTGTATTAAGAGGTGATATTGCAGCAAAAGCAATGGACCCTGATTGTGTTTCTTGTGATGGATAATTTAAAATAAAAAATAGAATAAAATGATAGAAGTAAAAAAATTCTCAGCAGCTTGGTGTGGTCCTTGTAGGGCTTTAAAACCAATTTTTGAAGATGTGAAATCTCAATTTTCAAATGTTACATTTGTAGAGCATGATGTTGATACGGATTATGAAGCAGCTACGGAATACGGAATTCGTTCAGTACCAACTGTGGTGATTGTAAAAGATGGAAAAGAAGTTGACAGATTTACTGGACTTCAATCAAAATTGGCTTATATAAATTCTATTAACGAAAATATAAAATAAAATAAAAAAAACAAAATAAAGGTTACATGGCTATTTTAAGAGGACAATCTCATCCAGCTGCAAAGTTGACAGATGACCAAGTTCTAAGCATCAGAAAGTTGTGGAGTATGGGTCACCGAAATGTAAAGGTGATAGCTCGAAATCATAAGGTATCACCGGCCAATGTAATGAAGATAATCCAACGTAAAACTTGGTCACATCTAAATGAATTTTGGTCTGGTAGCTTATGAAAGTAGAAGGAAAACTATATTGCGATATATCAAAACTTTCTGTAAGAGAAATAAACAAAAGTATTGCTAAGGATATTATTGTCAACAACCACTACAGTGGAATATGGACAAAGGTATCCTATGCAATAGGTTTGTTTTATTTATCTGATGAAGAGCATTCTTTTTTTAGTGGTGTAAACGAACAACTAATTGGGGTAGCTTGCTATGGTGACCCGGTTGGTAGAAATGCAGGCGCATCAATTTCTGAAATGTTAGGTAGAACTGAAGTTTTGGAATTGACTCGCCTGTTTGTATTTGATGGGTATGGTAGTAACATTGAAAGTTGGTTTGTTGGGCAAACATTTAATTGGTTAAGAGAAAACGCACCACATATAAAAGCCCTTATATCATATTCAGACCCAAATGCTGGACACTTGGGAACGGTATATCAAGCTACTAATTGGATATATCAAGGTAACAAAATTCGTTGGAGTGATAGTTGGAGTTTTAAATGGAACGAAGATGATGAGTGGCATCATTCTCGGACATCCTATGTAAAATACGGAACGAATGACCCGAAGATAATTCAGACAATGGTTACGAGCCCATTCTGGATTAAGAGAGAACCCCGTAAGCATCGATATGTGTATATTCTAACAAAGGATAAGAAGCAACGTAAGACCCTCTTAAAATCGCTTAAACATGAGGTGTTCCCATATCCAAAGATAGAATTGGATATTATAGATGAGGTTCATAAAATGGAGCCGATAAATTTGGAATTATCAGAATAAATTAGTATATTTGTATTATTATGGCAGTATCAAAAACACCACCAGAAAAACCACGCAAATTTCAAATAGTTTATAAAGATGATGATGGCGGGGAATCGATATGGAAATATGATTTAGATAGGACCACAAATGGACCTATATCAGTTGAGCAAAAATATCCACCGGGATATGATAAAATGTTCAAAGAAATGCAGAAAAAAGCTGCATTAGAGAAAAAAGGTAAAATTGGTCAATTGCATGATGCTTTTGCTAAGTTGGATGAAAAACGAAAAAAAGCTAAGGCTAAAAAAGAAACAACCAAAGTAGAAACTAAGGTTGAAACAAAAAAACAAACTAAACCTACTGCTAAAAAAGTTAAATTAAAAGAAGATAAAGGTTATTGGTAATGAATTACAACTCTGATTTTAGATATGATTTGGAATATGGTATTGTGGAAGGCGAAAGCTGGTTTCATAATATAGTTAGTAACTCCAAATTCGAAGTTAAATCAGATAGAATGAGTCAGAAAACCGGTAACGTTTATATTGAATATGAAAGTAGGGGTAAACCATCTGGAATAAGAACTACCCAAGCTGATTATTGGGTTTACAAAATATCAGAAAAGCAAGCAATTGTAATCGAAACCGATGAGTTAAAAAGAAAGATTGAACAATTGGTAAAAGATAAGAAAGCTAGGATGGGTGTAAAAGGTGGTGATAATAATACATCACTTGGATTCTTAATTAAGATTAAAGATTTAGTATGAAAGTAGAAGGTAAAAATTATTGTGATGTATCTAAAGTGTATGTTGCACCAATAGCAAAATCAATTGCTAAAGATATAATCGTAAAGAAACACTATACGCATGCTTGGACAGCTTGTAGATATGCAATCGGAATATATTACAAATCAGAAGATGCTAATACCTTTGATGGTGATAAACTTATAGGTTGTTTAATCTATGGTTTTCCTGTTGGAGCAAAGGCATCCACTTCTATTTGTGAAGGATTAACCAAAGATAACATTTTAGAATTGACCCGTTTATATTGTGATGATGGTTATGGTTCTAATATCGAATCATACGCATTAGGACAATCTTTCAAATGGTTAAAGGAAAACGATAAGGATATTAAAGTTCTACTTTCATATGCTGATAATGGACAGGCTCACTTAGGAGGAATCTATCAGGCTACCAATTGGATTTATCAAGGATTATCTACGGATATTGCATTGATGCCAAATTGGGGTATATCATTACACAAAGACCCATATCAATGGATTCATAGTAGGACTGTTTTTTCATTATGGGGTAGTGGTAACTTAGCACACTTACAAATGGAAATTGGTAAGCAAGGATACAAAGAGTTTTGGAGAAGGGAAGAACCACCAAAACATAGATATGTTCAAATACTTGCACAAGATAAGAAAGAGAAGAAGGATTTGATGAAACGATTAAAGCACGAAATTAGACCCTATCCAAAGGACACCGCTTCATACAACACAGAAGTGGTACATCACCTAACTACATACGAAGCGCCGGAAGGGGCTGCAAATTTTTGGTAATATATAACTCATTGATAATCAATCAGTTACAAAAAATACCTCAAATTATTTGGAAAACTGGGGTATTATTCGTATATTTGAGTATTAACAATTTAAAAAATTAAACCCTAAAATTTATGTCAAAGTTAAAAGTTACCAAAAGAAAAGGTAGAATGTTTGTAAACCCAAAAATGCTTAAAGAAAACCCTTTAAATTCTACCATATACACAAATAGTGAAGAAGAACTAAAAACAAGGGAAAAGATAGCAGAATCTTATAAAATAAGAATTTCTGAAGGACTTTGTCCAAATGAACAACCTATTATGATATGGGAAGATGGTGTAGTTGATGCTGGCAATACCCGTAGAGCTGCTGGTATAATGGCGGGTTGTGATATTTGGGTTGAATATACCGATAAACCATACCCTGATTTTAAAAACAATCCATATGATACACTACAAGCGGTTAGAAGTTCAAACATATATAGAAAAATGACACCATCTGTTAAGATGAATGAATTCATTCAGATGAATACTGCATATGTAACTCAAAATGGAATAGCTAGAAGTACTAATGAAGAAAATACCCATCTTAAAGAATTGGGAATCTCCAGAGATACTATGAAAAAGCTCATAGATATCAAAGATAAGATGCCTGAACTTCTTGCTAAGATTGATGCTACTGAAATATCTATCAAAGCTGCTTGGGATGAGGCTACTGGTAGAAACAAACCAACAATTGTTACATCGAACAATCCTACTAGAGATTGGTCTACAATATACACCCCTGAATTTTTTAAAGCTATGATGAATCGTGTTTACAACACCATTCACGCAACTTTAGAAATGAAAGTAAAAATTAATGGTGAAGATTATTTTCCGTATAAAGACTTTACAAAAGGTTCTATCGCTGGAAACATTTCCCATCTTATGGAAACTATTGGAAGTGAGGTCCTAAAAAGTGAAGGACATAATGTACGATGTGCATCTGGTCACCCAACTGACCCTGATATCTACCATATTGATATCGATGATAAAGTTGAGATTAAAGTTACCAATTTCAATGGGGCATCTACTTCTTGGAAAGGTGGTATGGGTATCAGAGAAGGTCAATATATTTTAATGGCTTACGATGAAAGTATTCAAAGATTTTTGTTGATATTTACACCATTGACAGCAAAAGATTGGAAATCTGCTGGAATGGGTGGGCATACATTACCTATTAAAAACGTTTTAGAAAATCATAGTGATAATATGGTTGTTGTTTATGGTGATGTTTATATAAATGATGATAAGGTTGTTGCACAAATGGAAAAATTAGATTAATGCAGTTTTGGGATAGTATAGATTATAAGAATAGTAGGAAGGTGTTGGTGATTCCAAATATCACCAACTCTTCTAATATTGAGAAAGACAGTTTTATTGATGTTATTCATAACCATATTAAGGCATTGGAAAAGTATGGTGAATATTTTTGGCATGTATTAGTACCAACGGGAAATGTTACAAAGAAACTAAACTTACCAAATGTAAAACAACATCAAATAGATATTCCTGGTGATATGATGAATCAGAGGGCATTCCCATCTGATAAACTAATTGGCTTATTAAAAGATATTGAGTATGATGTTATATACTCACATTTGCCCGATTGGCCACAAATTGGTAGATATAAAAAAAGTATGGATACCAAAATAGTTGGATATTGTCATTGGTGGGAAATGAAATCATCAAATGGTGCTGATAATAGACCCGGTAAGGCAAAGTGGTTATGGTTACCAATAGAAATATTGGGAGTATCACAAATGGATACTTGCTACCTAAATACACAGGACCAAAAAAATAGAGTTTTAGAAGAAGCAAGGGAAACATTTAATGAAGAGTTTGTTCAAAGATTAGATGGTATTTTGAAGGTTTGGAATTTGGGTGTAGACCAATCTAAAATTGTAGAAGCACCATCTGATAGTAAACGAAATATTATCGTATTCAACCATAGAGCAGCAGCATATAAGGGATATCCTAAGTTTTTAGAACTAATGAGAGAATATCGCCAACGTAGGAATGATTTTGTTGTTTGGATTCCACAATTGAATGGTGAATCTCCTGAAAATTGGATTGATAATTCAAAATCACCAAAGCATGAATATTACCAAAGATTACAAAGTTGTAAAGTTGGTATTCAAATGAGGCAAACAAATTATGGTTGGAGTGTTGCTGCTACCGATTGCCTTATGAATGGAACTCCTATGATTTATCAAGAATCTTTGTGTTATAGAGAAATTGAACCCGATGGTTTGTTTTTTGCACAAAAGAAAGATTTGTTTACTATGTTAGATAAAATATTGGATGACGATAATTATCGTAGTGAGCTAGATATAAAAGCTGTACAAACAGCAAGAAGATTATCTTTGAATGAAGATAGAATGATTGAAGAATTACATAAAAAATTAAGAGCATAAATGTATCAAAACTGTTATTATCAAAGAGAAAGGAATTTAGTACATATTTGGGATGACCGTTTAGGATATCGTTCTTTTCCATATACAAGGTATGCTTATGAAAAAGCTGATAGAGGTGAATATGTTGATATTCCATCAGAAGGACATGTTATTTTAACTTATGATATTGAGGTTGAAATGGAATCGGGATTGCCCGATGTTGAAAAATCCGAAAACGAACTTACAGCTATTGGTTTGCACGATGGGGCAACTGACCATTATTGGGTTCTGATTATGGATAAAGCTGGTAAGATGAAGGAAAGTAAAACTGGAAATCGTACCGTAATTCCTTTTAGAGATGAAAGAGATATGATTCTAAAATATTTAGATTTATATGAGTATATTAACCCATCAATTGTAACGGGTTGGAATATTGATTACTTCGATACTCCGTATCTATACAATCGTATTAAGAGATTATTGGGTGCTAAGCACGCTAATAGATTATCTCCAATTGGTGAGTGTTTTTGGTCACCATATCGTAAGAGATTCTTTATGGCTGGTGTATCTTATTTGGACTATTTAGCATTGTATAAAACCTACACCTATTCAGAATTGGATAACTATCGATTGGATTCTATCGCTACCAAAGAATTGGGTAGAGGTAAGGTTGAGTATAAGGGTAACTTAGATGAATTATTTAAGAACGATATTGATAAATTCATTGAGTATAACTTGATTGACGTTGACCTCGTAGTATCATTGGATAGAAAATTACAATTCATTGATTTGTGTAGAGGTATCTGTCACGCTGGACACGTTCCTTATGAAGATTTCGTTTACTCATCTAAATACTTAGAGGGTGCGATGCTTACTTACCTTAAACGAAAGAACATTGTAGCACCTAACAAACCTGCGGATAGACAAGAACGTATGGATGCTATTAGAGAGAACAATGAAGAAAAGTTCATTGGAGCATACGTTAAAGCACCTATCGTTGGTAAGTATGAATGGATATATGACTTGGATTTAACTTCACTATACCCATCAATCATTATGACTGTAAACATCAGTCCCGAAACTAAGATTGGTAAGATTAATGATTGGGATGCTCAAAAGTTTATGAAGGGTGAAATTGATATGTACACAATTGGTGATAGGCAGATTACAAAAGAAAACTTAAAGAAACTATTTGAAGAAGCTAAGTGTTCGGTAGCATCAAATGGTGTGTTGTATAAAACCGATAAGCCGGGTTGTATCCCTGATATTCTTAATTTATGGTTTGACCAAAGGGTTGAATTTCGTAAGTTGGAGAAGAAGTTTGGTGAAGCTGGTGATAAAGAAAAATACGCATTCTATAAGAAAAGACAGCTGGTACAAAAGATTCTATTGAACTCTCTTTATGGAGTATTAGGATTACCTGCTTTCCGTTTCTACGATGTGGATAACGCTGAGGCGGTAACACTAACAGGTCAGACCGTAATTAAATCAACTGCGGATATGGCTAACATTAAATACAACAAAGAGTTGGGTACAAAAGATGGTGATTACAATATCTACATTGATACTGATTCAGTATTCTTTTCAGCAGTACCTATTCTAAATCACAGATACCCTGATTGGAAAACCAAAGAAGATATGGAAATTGCTTTATTGGTAGATGGTATAGCTGGTGAAACGCAAGACTTCTTAAATAAGTTTTACGATGTGTTAGCTGAAAAGATATTCAATGTAGCAAAAGAAAAGCATCGTTTTCAAATTAAAAAAGAGTTTGTTAGTAGAAGTGGTATTTGGATTGCTAAGAAGCGATACGCTCAATGGATTGTTGCTGAAAACGGTATTGCTATGGATAGATTGGATGTGAAGGGATTGGATGTGGTTCGTTCATCATATCCGGCTGAATTTCGTAAACTAATGAGTGAGGTTTTAATTGATATTCTAAAAGGTAAAGGTGAGGAAGAATTAACCGATAAGATTCAGGCTTTTAAGAAAGCATTATCAACGATGGATGTAACTTCAATCGCAAAGAACTCGGCTGTAAAGGAATTATCAAAGTATATGCCTAAGAAACCAACGGCGATGTTCCAATTTGCATCAGCAACTCCGGCACACGTTAAAGCAGCAATCGCTCACAATCAATTATTGGCTCACTTTAAATGTCCTTCTAAGTATGAACCAATGAGAGATGGTGATAAAATTAAATGGGTATATCTGAAGCAAAATCCGTATGGATTAGAGGGCTTAGGATTTAAGGGTTATAATGATGCACCCGAAATTATGGAATTGGTAACTCAATATATTGATTATGATAAGATATTTGAAAGAGAACTATTGAAAAAATTAGAAGATTTTTATGGAGCTTTGGGTTGGGGAGAGGTACTTTCCGCAGCTAAGACAGCTGAAAAGTTTTTTTCATTTTAATTTGGTAATTTCGATAATATTTTGTATATTTGTATTTCTAAACTTTAAACAAGTAAAATAAAAATTATGAACAAAAGTAAATTTGATGGTTTTATTAATCGTTACAATCTCGGTGGTGAGATTGAATCGGTTATGGTTAAATCCGATGAACAAAATCTTTCAGTAAGAATGATTTCAGATGACAAGACCCTATTGGGAGATGTTACTGTTACTGAAAGTGAATTCCCAAATGGTGAATTCGGTATCTATACAACTACACAATTGAAAGGATTGTTAAGTGTATTAGATGAGGCAATTTCAGTTGAAGAAGTAACTGGAGCATTAAAGTTCTCTGATAAGGGAACTAAGGTACAATATATGTTGGCAGCGCCTTCTGTAATCCCAGCAGTACCTGATTTAAAAACACTACCTCCATTTGATGCGGAGATTACATTGAATGATGACTTTATTAATAAGTTCATCAAATCAAAAGGTGCATTGGCTGATGCTGATACATTTACTTTCACTTGTAAGGGTGGAAGTGGTGAAGTTATTTTGGGGTATTCTTCAATTAACTCTAACCGAATCTCTTTAGCAGTGGATTGTAAGTGTAATGAAGATATCGAACCAATCGCTTTCTCAGCAAAGTATTTGAAGGCTATCCTAATGGCTAACAAAGGTTCTAAATCATCTTCGTTGAAAATCTCATCTAAAGGACTATCGCATGTTTCCTTTACTGATGGGGATTACACTTCTAATTATTACCTTGTAGAAATTAAATAATCATTATGAGCTTTTGGGATACTGAACCACAAAAACCTGTTTTTGACTTTGATGTTGAAAAACAAAAGTTAAAAGAAAATATGGACTACCTTATGACAATGAGTGTGCAAGAGCAGACTTTGTATAAGAAGTGGGTGGAGTTGCAAGACCCATCAATAATTCAGGCTAAGTCCCAAATAGCATCATATTATGACCTTCAATGGAAACCAACCGATATCAACAATAAGGAGCTAACGGTAAGAGAAATCGAATCGTTAGACCCTTATGTTGAAATTGTTGAAGATAATCCAAAAGAATCTACTAAATGGGCACAAATCCGTAGAATGATTCATACAATGGATTTTACAGCAAACCCTGGTCGTAATGTTAAGATTAATGTAAAGGATAGAGTTAGTGGAAAACTATTAGGACAGATTTCATTAGCATCTGATGTTACTGCATTAGGAGTTAGGGATAACTACATTGGTTGGACTAAGGATAATAAATTTGTTGATGGTAAGTTAAATCATACCACAATTGCTTCTACAATTGTATGTACTCAACCATTAGGTTAAGTATTATGACCCTTGGCATCAATGGTTAAAAGAAAATCGTGCGGAATGGTATAAAGAAAATATATCAGATGAGAGAGCTCGTAATGGTGCTAATATGGGATATGAAGCTAACGGACCTGTTAGTGGTATTAAGCAAAAAATTCTTAGCCAAATATTCAAAGAGTGTGGTATTAAAGCTACCGATTATCATCATGGTTTTAAGAGAGGTGTGTATATGGCAATGATGTATGAAAATGGTAATGATTATCTATGTAATCGTATTGGTGAGGATGAATTAATCCTTAAAGATAAGTTTAAGCAAGGTAATGAATACATTCAGAAGTGGTGGAAGAAACATGCTATTAGTAGATACACAAAACTACATGATGAAGGTAGAATTAAACCTGAACATTTATTCTATATAGATGCTATTGGAATGAGTTGGGAACAAATGAAAGAAAATTATTTAGGAGAAGTTGGTAGATAAAACAAAATAATATGGCAAAGAAAAAACAAAAAGAAGAAGTTGTAGAATTACAACAGGAAAATGCACAACCATTGGGTGAGCTTAAAATAGCTCCATTGGAAACTTACAAAGAATGTGAATGGTGTTTTCAGTTTGATGAAGATGAGGCACAAATATTTGCTTGGACTGATGAAGACCAGCCAAAAGATGAAGAGCCGAAGGTTATCTTTACAATAACAAATACCAAAAATTCATACATCAATTTTACTGATAAAGTAACTGGTAGAATTTTTAAAATATTCTCAAGGGAATTGAGTGATGAAGGTAAAAAAATGCGTAATACACAAAAATTAGCTTTTGAACAATTTAAATCGCAAAACAATGAAGGTGAGAATAAAGAAGCTTAATCCAAATGCAGTAATTCCATCATACGCCAAAGCCGGTGATGCTGGAATGGATTTGACAATAACAAGTATCATATCTGAAACTACAACCGATGTTACTTATGGATTTGGTATTGCTTTAGAAATACCTTTTGGTTTTGTTGGATTGATATTCCCTCGTTCATCTGTTAGAAAATATGATTTAGCATTAACAAATTCTGTTGGTGTAATTGATAGCGGATATAGGGGTGAATTGCAAGCAACATTCAAAAAAACAAGTTGGTTAAAGCAAGATTCATCCACAAAGTATAACGTAGGAGATAAAGGTGCACAAATTATGATTATACCACACCCAACAATTGAGTTTGAAGAAGCTGATGAGCTATCTGATACTGAAAGAGGTGATGGTGGGTTTGGTTCAACTGGAAAATAATGATAACTGAAAAAGAATATAGAGATAAGATTTCCCTTTGGAAAAACGATGTATTAGCTGAAGATGAATTAAATTCAGAATTATGTGATTCTTTAGCTGATAAAATTTTGAAAAAAGAAAATTATATCTTATCTTTGGGACCAGCTAATTATCCACAAACTCCGCCAAATACTATAACAAGCAGACATGAATATTATAATTTGCTTGATTTTGATTGGGATGAGTTAAAAGAAGTTGAAACTAAAATAGTTGAAAACGCTTCTAAGATATTGGGTGGTAGTTCTTTTTATGTTAAAATGTGGGCTAACATTTTTAGAAATGGTGAGTGTATAACAAAACACATTCATCACCCTGAACCTGTTAGAGAAACGGATGAATTTAAAAACAATATATTCAAAACATTTTGTGGACATTTGTTTCTTAGAAATGATACGGATTCGGATACAATATATCACTTTGATAGTGGTACAAAAAATATAAAAAACATAAAAGGTGATTTCCATTTTTTTTGTTGCGTAATTCCACATGAAGTTTTACCATATGTTGGTAATGAAAGAATTGGATTAGCGTTTGATGTATATAGTAATGATTTTTTTGAGGGTATTGGAATACCAACTCCCTTTGGGTTAAAATTAATAAAATAAAAATATGTTTGAATTTAAACAACAAGCCTCGGATAACTCACTATGGGTTGAGAAGTATAGACCTACTAAATTGGAAGATTATGTAGGTAATGAGCACCTTAAAGAAAAGGTTCAACTATACATTGAAAGTGGTGATGTACCACATCTTCTTCTTTATGGAAGAGCGGGTACTGGTAAAACTACTTTAGCAAAAATGATTGTAAACTCAATCGAATGTGATTATCTTATCATCAACGCTTCAGATGAAAATGGTATTGATACTATTAGAGAGAAGATTAAAGGATTTGCATCATCTATGGGTTTCAAACCATTTAAGCTTTTGATTTTGGATGAGGCCGATTATCTAACACCAAATGGTCAAGCAGCACTTCGTAATGTTATGGAAACGTTCTCTAAACATTGCCGATTCATTTTGACTTGTAACTATGTTGAAAAGATTATCGAACCAATTCAATCCCGTTGCCAAACTTTTCAAATTATTCCTCCAACTAAAAAAGATGTTGCTATTCAAATTAGTAAGATTCTAAAAAATGAAGAGATTAAATTTGAACCAAAGGATTTAGTTCCTATTATTGATTCAGCATATCCTGATATTCGTAAAGTAATCAATACTTGTCAACATAATTCTATTAAAGGTGAGTTGAAAGTGGATACTCAAAATCTTTTAGAGAATGATTACAAAATGAAAGTTTTGGAGATTCTTAAATCAAAAGATGATAAGAGAAATAAATATATGAATATCAGACAGGCTATCATTGATAGTAAGGCAACTGATTTCACCGAACTATATACGTTATTATATGATAAGGTAGAGGAATATGCACCTAATAATCCAACTGTAATTTTGTTGATAGCAGATGGATTGTATAAGTGTTCAATGAGTATTGATAAAGAAATTCCAACGGCAGCAACATTAATTAACATTTTAAACGAACTATAATATGGCAAATATATTAGGAGCAGGTGGACAACCAATGGCTCAAAAAGAAGAAGCACCAATTGATTTATCTAAAACCGAACCAATTGCATGTGGTAAGTGTGGTGGTGAAGTTTTTGTACAAGGATTTGCATTTCGCAAAATATCTAAACTACTATCCGGCAAACCAAAAGATGAAGTTTTACCGGTAGAGTTATTCCTATGTGGTGATTGTGGTGAAGTGTTAGAAGAATTATTAGTACCTGGTTTTAAAATGCAATAATAAAATGGCAAAAGGATTATTTGACCATATTAAAGCAATTACGAATGAGCAAGACCCAAACTATTGGGAAAAGCTAGATGAAGCGGATAAAAAAACTTGGAGTAACTATATGATACTTCGATTCCTTTCAATGAATTCGGATTGGATTGTTTTAATATCGGAATTACAACCGGCTCTTCAAGAACTTCCACCAAAACTTTTATATAAAGCACTCACTAATGGATTAATACCAAAAGGTAGGCATTTCTTAAAATATATGAAAGCAACCAAATCAGAAGAATATGAAGATTGGATTGTTGAATTAGTTAAGAAGTACTATGAAGTTTCTCTAAAAGAGGCTGAAGAGTATTACCAAATTTTGTATCTAACAAAGGAAGGTCATAAGCAAATAAAGCATATAGCTGAATCATTTGGTACTGACCCTAAGAAGATAACAAAGTTAAAACTTAAATTTTAATTTGGTAAACTCGTTTATTTTTTGTATCTTTATAGTATAATAAAACATAATGGCTAAAGTATCATTTTCACAATATAGTATGTGGAGTTCATGTCCACAACAATATAAGTTAAATTACATAGATAAGTTAGGTGAAAGTTCATCTAACATACATACAATATTTGGTTCGGCTATGCACGAAACAATCCAACATTACTTATCAGTTATGTATGGTGTTTCTAAAAAGCAAGCAGATGAAATCAATATGGATAAACTCTTGTTGGAAAGAATGAGAGAGAACTATAAGGGTGAAGTTGAAAAAATGACTGAAGGTACTCCTTGTAGCCAAATTGAATTGGAAGAGTTTTATGGTGATGGTAGACGTATTCTACAATGGTTAAATAAGCATATAGCAAAATTCTATTCTAAATCAGGATTTGAATTAGTTGGTATTGAGATTCCACTTAATGCTAAAATCAAAGAAGGAGTTCATTTTATTGGATTCATAGATATTGTACTTAGAGATTTAGCAGAGAACTCAATTATCATTATTGACCTTAAAACTTCAACGCAAGGTTGGAATCAATATCAAAAGGCTGATAAGTTAAAAAACTCTCAAATTCTATTGTATAAAAAATATTATTCTGAGTTATTCAACATACCACTACAAAAGATTAAAGTTGAATATCAAATCCTTCGTAGGAAATTACCTGAAGATTCTGCTTTTCCAATTCCTTACATATCAAAGCACATCCCATCAAATGGTTCACCATCGGTAAACAAAGTATATGATGAGTTTATGGGATTTATTGATACTGTATTCAACGATGATGGTACATTTAAAGATATATCATTTCCTAAAGTACCGGGAAACAACAAAAAGAATTGTAAATGGTGCGAATTCCATTCTCGTGGAATTTGTGATGGAAAAGCTTAAAAAATAAATTTATCGGTTTTTTAATTTTTATTAT